GTAGGGTCATAGATTGATTCTAATAACGCCTCAGGAATGCCTTCCTTAATAGCAAATTCACGAACACTTTTAGCAACTTTGTCTGAGTAATCGGGGATCAGTTTAGTGATATTTTCCCCATACGCTTTCAGTAATGCTTGTTGCTGTTCTACCTGCTGTTCTTGCAGCTTACCTACGATTGCTTTGGTTTTTTCTTCACGGCTATTTCTGGCCTTCCAATAGTTTTCTTGTACTTGTTCTCGTTGTTCTTTTAGTTCACGAGCAGTATAGGTATCCCCTTCCTCACGAGCCTTGTCGATATCAGCTGTAAGTTTGTGGTATTGAGATCCAAGAGCAGTTTCAACAGCAGTCAGTTCTTCATGAACTACTGACCCCATTTCAACTAACTCTTTTAGTTTTTCACTTCTTTCTTGTTCGATCTGTTTCTTCAGTTCGCCAAGTTCCCGACCTTTGTTTGATAGATGCTGGTCAGTGGAGTAACCCTTGCGGATCTCTTCCAGAGTAACATGTTCTGTCTTGCCATTAATGGTGACAGGAACTTTGTATTCCCAATCAATATCTTCTTCGGAAGGTAGCTCAGAGTCAGGGGTAGACGTATCATCCTTGCTCTTGTCATCTTCTGAATCATCCTTTGATTCTTCTTCATCTGTCTTGTTATCATCAGAGTTGTCAGGAACGTCATCGTCCGACTCTGAATCTTGAACTGGGACATCCTCATCCTCTTGTGGTAGAGATCCTTTGAGACCCAACAGTTCTGCAACTGGAGAGTTTCGCATGATATCATCTAGGCTGGCTGCTTCGTTCTGTACACTATACGAACCGTCATCATTAAAGTCAGCACTCGAAATTTCCGAAGCTGGCGTATTGGTAGAGAGTTGCGCTACATGTGGTATATTCATTTAATTCTTGTCCTTGTGTCTATTATAATTTTGCAGCTTTAGCTGCGCGTACTTCTGCCATACGATCTGTTTTTGGAGTATCATCCATACGATCGATTGCATCAATAGCTCCTTGTAAATTAACAAGTTGTGGAGCATAGGCACCTGCGCGACCTGTACCACCGTTTTGTCCGCAAATAATTAGTTCACGTAGAACTTCATCACGGGCTTTAATTAACACATTACGTGCTTCTGTATATTTATTCATTTGATTCCTGTTCGGCTTCTTCCGATTTTTGTTGGATAAATTTAGCATTGTTACCAAAGGTTTCAATACGTACTAGCTTTTCTTTTACTGAACCAAGAGCCATAGCTGTGCTATATAGATACTCTCGTTCTTTAGTTGCATGAGGTTCTGACTTGAGCCAAGCAATAAATAAATCACTTAAGATCTCGCCATATGCTTCACTGAAAAATACTTCTCTGTCTCGTTGTACAAAGTGAGCTTTAGCTAATGCAGCCTGTGCATCTCTAAAGGGTTCTACTTTATAGGAACCATCTTCATGATTCTGGCGGGGTTTAACCTTACTTCTAAAGGCCTCGCGGTATTGATCCATTTACTTCTTTCAAAAGAATTCCCACGTACACATGCAGAGGTGGGAACCATGTTATTACATTTGTTGTTCTGGAGCCATTGCTGGCCCGGGTTGATTTGGAGGTGGTGTGCTACCTGCCGGTTTAGAAGCATCACTAATATCTGCTGAAATAACTGCTTTGGCAATACCAAGCAATTCTTCAATAGATTTATGAGGGGGAAGTTCAACGCCTTCTTTGGCTGCGGCTACATAGAGCTTAGCCCATTCTTGTTGAGACTTATCCAACGCAACCATAAGTTGTTTGGCATTATCCTGCATAGCATTTTTAGACTGAATATTGGTCAGATCAAGTGTTGCTTGTCTCTGTGCCATATCAAGCATAAGCTTTTGTTCTTCCAGCTTTTGTTTCTTTTCTTGGGCATCTGCTTCTGCTTGACGAGACTGTTCAGCCTTTTGCTTAAAGTCAGGTAAAGTATAATCAATCATGTAGTCAAGTGGATCAAGATCCATAGCTTCAAGAGTCTTGCAAGCAATGGTTACTGCTGCTGATGGGTTAACAGCACCTCCTGCCCCGGCTTGTTGCAGTGCAGGAATTAACTTTTCACCAACCATTTGCATCTTTTTAATGATGTTACTGTTACTGTTCTCACCTACATCGGCGTCAATATACATAAGCATATTGTCAGGTAGTGTTGATGGATCAACAGATTTAAACAAGTCATTTTGATCATAATACTTTACTGTTTTACCTTTAAGTTTTGTACGTAGTGTTTTGTAAACACCATTAACCAAGCGTGTAAATCCTGTTTCAGAAAATCTGCGAGCCATATATTGAATGCGAACTTGAGCAGCTGATTGTGCTCTGGCCATCTTCTCATCTGAGTTACCTGAGACATACAAGGTATCATTCAAACCTTGGGCTGCTTTTGACAGACCAGTAGCTTGCTCTTTGTGTTGTTGTAACAATTCTAAAAGAGGAACAGTCCCTTGGCTGATGGTGTCCGGAGTTAACGCAGCAACAGCACCTTGTGGGTTACCATTGGTCGCAATAATCTGCTTAGGCTTCATGTTTTGAAGGGCAGAAAAATCAACTACATTCGGGTCAGCTAGCTTGGGTGAATAGTTTGTTAGGTAAACATTCTCAACAAAACCACGCATAATAGCGGTAGTCGCCATCGTAGCCGGTCTGATCATATCCGCAACGGATAGCCCAAAGAATTCATGTGGAACTTCAAATGGGCATAACGTTGCTAACGGAATAATGTCGCAGTCTTCTTCAAGGAGAATGGTGGAACCAGCGATAATAAAATGTTTAAGTTCAGCGATACCATCGCCGTCCCTATCGACGCGAAGCCAGCATTCAATAACCGTGATCTGACGGTTCGCTTCAGATGGAAATAGTTCACGGCTGTTACCTCCGAGCCAATACTCTTCGCCCACCAAGCGTTTTCTTGCTGCCTGTTCTTCTGTGTACTTAGTTGCCCAGTCATAACTACCATCTCCAATTTGATCCCAGTCAATATCCGCTGCGATATCAGGAAAGAATTTACGAACCTCAGATCGAGTCATATCAATCTGAATACCTACAAATGCTGCATCATCAAGTGAGTGAGCATCCCGTGTAATACGGAAACATTCAGGGTGTACATTCTTGATGAGAATACGGGTCTTGTTGTGCTTACGTTTTAGACGCACATCCTTGTAGACCGTTGCATACTCAGCATTACCTGTTTCTGGATTGTTTGTTAACTCTTGCTCATATTTAAGTTTACCAATTAATTCTACTTCATCATCTGCTAATAGGATATCAAGGTTTTCCTGAGAGATTGAATCATATTCTTCAAAAGAATAATCAAAGTCTTCAATAAATTCCCATCTTACAATACTATTTTTCCATAGTAAAGCTGATTTTACCCATGTATTTAGGATCTCCCATCCATTATTTTGTTTAAAAATAGTATAATTTACCAGATCAGATGCTGTCTTGGCATTATGAAAATCAGTGGGGGTATTACCAATAGGTACAAATCTTGCAAGTTTATTGTTGTTGAACATTAGTTCAGCAATAATAGCAAGGTAACCTTCAATAGCCTCTACTGTATCTGATGAAACAATCTGAGAAACCCCTTGAGGTGTCAGATGGAACTGGGGAATCATCCCATATTCATAGGTAGCCTTCTGCCGTTCACGAGCTAAATCGGAACTGTTCAAGAAGTCACCAACAGAGTTCATTACACCCTGTTCAATCATGGCAAGGAGTTCTTGGTCTCCTACTACCTCTTTAAATCTGTCAGTAAATCGTACGATATCACTGGATTTGCTCATTGTCAGCCTCACTTTCAATCAATCAAGCCAACAATGGCTATATATATTAGTGTAACTACTTCTTCCACCATGAGTTACCAACAGTTGACACAAGGGAAATCTATTCTCTAATAGGTACCGACTAAAATAATTTAGTTTGCTCCCCACGAATAGGAAAATTCTTGGGGATTTTGTCACCAATTTTTTCTTGTGGGTTAATTAGTTTATTTTCTTGTCGGGGTTTGACTAAACCTTGAAGTTGTTTGCGTTCTTCGGGGGTCATCTTTGTATTAATCATTTTATTCCTATTAAGCGTAGGTACCTACTGCAGAAATGTACTGTGCGGTCACTGTATTACCGGTTAGTGTCACTAAGAATGTAATATTACCAGAGGTATCAATGATTCTGTTTACTTTTACGGATGTTGCTCGCGTATCTGCCCCGGTTAATGTTGCATTATAAGAATCGCTTGCTTTACTTAATACCGAAAACAAAAAGTCTCTGATATCGTTTTCAATAATAGCGTCATTACCCTTGTAGGTAGCTACGTTTGCGGTTGGTACCCAAAATCCTGCACCAGTTGTAAGCGTAGATGCTGTAATACCAGCACCTGTGCCGAGCCAGGTAGCGATTGTTGTGTTTGCTGGACTTAAAGCCATGATTTATCCTTTATGTTTATAACCATTTGGTTTCTATTTGTTGAAATGAACCCATCTTTTGTGCGAAGGGTACACTGTTTGTTGTTAATCTATCACCATGTGTCCTGATAACTTCAAGAACAATAGCAAGGGCAATAACAGTATCGTCATTGTACCCGGAAGAAGCATTGGTTTTACCATTGTCTGTTGAAACATAGTTCATCAACTCACCAATGACTGTTCTGGAAGGGATAAGTATCTCTTCCTGCTCGATGGCATTTTTAAGAAAACCAATAATTGCAGGTTTACTGGAAGATGTTGTCCTCCAACCTATACGGTTCCCCTCTTCTTTGGATACATTAGCCATCTTTGTTTGATAGTACATATTTACGTACTGCATTTGAGTAAGCCTATTTAAAGTAGCAATCCCCATTGAGTTGGATTCCACAGCAAGGAGCGCATTGTTATAGTAGCGACCCAGATAAAACAAAAGATCACCAAACTGGCTAGGATCAATAGTGTTATTTCTGTACACTGCACATATTTCTTTCTTGGCATTCATGACTACGCATGAAGAATAATCTTTTCCTACACCCAAGGATACATCAGCACCAATAGCGAATGAATCTTCAAAGGTAGGATATTTAAATATCTCTATAGAACCTTGTCTGGCATCCTCCATCATACGTGACTCAAAGTTAAACTCTCTGTGGGCAAGAATAGGTTGAGGAATAAGCTGAGATAATTTTTCAATATTGAATACATTTGAACCTGAGACAAGAAAAGCTTCTTCCCATGTGGAAGGATACTCTTGTCGGAACTTATCCGAGCCACCCTCAGCAATCTTTAATCTTCTCCAGTATAACTGATCATTGTTAAGCGAGTGTCTGGTAACAAGAACCTCTTCTTCAGTTGTTCTTTCAAAACCTTCAGGAGCAGGTCTACAGTACTCAGGCATCAAAAACCAAGGTACAAATATAGGAATGTAATCATTCTCTCCTGCAATAGCTCCAAGCCACAATCTGTGAAATTCATTACCAATACCATTAGCTGTAGACTCAAGAATTACTTCTGTGCCGGGAGCTTCTGAAATACCTTGAAATAGTCCTGATAAAATTTTTGTATCATGACCCCAAAATGCTACCTCTGAAAGGTGACAGATAGTGGGGGTTTGACCTCGACCAGCTTCTGGAGCACCTGCTGTGAACAACCTATAACCGGAATCATTATGAAGGAATTGAATTTCTTTGGCATTAGACTTTTTAAACTCAGGTCTAAACACAGGATCCATGTAATCAATAATGTTACGGGACATAGTAAAGAGAGCATCAGAAGTGGCGGCATCATGCGCCATAACAACTGATTTGTGAAATGGATTAAGATACGCTTTCCAATACACCCTTGATGTGGTGAATGTGGAGAGACCCATTTGTCGTGCCTTAAGAATTATAGCTCTTACTTTACCCTTTTCCTTTAATTGTTTCTCAATAGCTTCGTTTACAATATGTTGTGCTGCATTGAAGTTAAAAGGTAGGAACCCTTTGGAAGAATCCTTGGGGAGTATCTTGATTTGTTCTTTGGCGAATAACTCAAAGTCATCCTTGTATAGCTTGAGCTTCTCCCTCTTCTTGAGTTCTCGGAGTGCTCTCAGCTTAATGCCGTTATCTACTGCCATTAATATTTATCCTTGTGTCGTATAAGTTATTTACCTGACAAACTCTGTCGGGCTATATCAGCTGCGGGAACTATAATAGCTGCTGCACCTGTTGCAAGAAGGGCATTTAGGAATACATTACCTGCAACTTCTTTATCCTTCTGCTTTTTATTTAATTCAAGCTG